CCCTGGTGCAACCGCCACCTCCACTTTCCGGACCTACACCGAGACTAGTTCCGGTTACGGCCGAGTCGTAAATGTTGTCGCCGGTGATCGTAATTCCGGTGCTACCTACGACCTTTTCAGCGTTGTTTTTGCGGGTCAGAATGCTTCCGATTGGAACGACCCCATGGTCGCCAAGGTCGATCAAACCCGCGTGTCGGTCAAGTACGACAAGACACGCAACCTTCAAACTGGGAATGAGCAGGGGTTCATTCGCAAGTACAGCCACTTCCATCCCATGGGTCACAATCTCGCTTACGACGATGACGAGAATGGGGCTGGAGAGTCTACCTCATACGTGTCGGTGAACTCTAAAGTTGGAATGGGAGACTACTATGTACTAGATCTGATTAGGTCTAGATTCGGCGCTGATGGTGGAAATTCTCTGATTTTCAATCCTAGCGCTACTCTCTACTGGCATGAAAAATAGGCCGATCTATGTAGACAAAAATGCAATTGGCCTCTAGCCACTCCACCTCTGCCTCCGTGACGTCTAACCGAGGGTCCGTGTTTGAACACCAAATGCACGGACGTCCCCACTTGAAGAGCCTAGGCTCTCTGTAAAGTTCCTTCAACATAAACTCGTATTGGCAACCTAGCCAATCCTTGTATCGCGGGAAGAACTTGATACCTCCCGCAATGTCATCAATGACAGCATACTCAGCCTCCGGGTTCGACAGGGCCTCCCCTGCCGAAAAAAGGCCCCCAAAGTACATATGGCTGCCTAAACTTCGAGCCCAGACAGTTTTCCCCAATCGGCTAGGTCCATACAGCACGAGAGATTGTCGTCTACCTAGACTCTGTCAGCAGGCAACACTTCCAGATGTGAAAGGACAACCGATCCGGGGGGGCAGCAGCTTGCTGCGAACCGTCCCCCCCGGTTGAGGGCGTCAGTGTGCTCACCTACTCCAGTTCCCATCTGATCGACCCATTCGCCGAGACCTCCATAGGAGGCAATGTCGAAATCTCCATCGGGGCCAACGTAGGGCTCCGGCTCCTCCCGGTAGTTCCAGTCTGCGAACTTCTGTATTGCCGGGAATGAACGAACCATAGCTTCAGGATCCAGCTCCTCGAGAAGGTCAAAAAACTCCTCTCTAGACCCAGCGCCAACGATCGTAGCCCAGTCAACCTTCTTCGCAGAAGTTCTTCCTCCGCCCGGCCGGGCGAGGCCTCCCGCGACAACGTCTCCATCCTTCGTCGCATAATCGAACCCTGATCGCAGATTACCGCGACTTGGGACAATGTTCGGGTGGAAACCGTCCACATCGAGAGCATCAGCTGCTCTACTTCTAAACTTCCGTTCGAAGCAGCAAAACACGTGGAAGTGAAATCCTTCACCAGTAGGGTACAACTCTCTGGCCACGATGCACTCCGCTCCAAGTGATCCAAGGACCTCAACAATTCGAAAGGGGTCCAGTCCATTTTCGACGTGAGCGTAGGTGAGCAGAAAAGATTTGGCGTTGAAAGAGAACTGGGGCATCACGTGTAAAGAAGTGTGTCCCGAAGGGTCCTGCGAAACTAATATTATAAGCAGGACACAGGACACACCCCCCACTATATAGTCTGGGTCGGCCCAACAACTCCCCGCCGGCCCAACACATGCCCCGAGGTGCCTACGACATGTCCACCGACCCCACAAAAATTCAGGTTTTTGAAGACGCTACTGCAACACCGGCTCCCCATGCCGTACCGGAGACGACGCGCGTATGGTTCGTACAGGGGAAGAAGAACAACCAGGCGTTCCGCACCGCGCTCGCGCTACACCGCGAAAACGCGAACCTATCGGAGGCCAACAAAGAGAACATCCCGCCCGAGGATGACAAAAAAAAAGATCCTGAACACGACGAGTGTAAAAAAGCGTGATAACATGCAGTCGTACACCAACATGACTGTTCCGAACGGAGTTCCGGGTTCCACGTACAATTTCTCCGGTGCCATCATCGGCGCCCACGCCGCGTCAGACCCCATCATCAATCACCCTAAGGTCCTCTTGTGGAACGCCACAGCCCGAGACCTCACCGACTTTTCCTCCGTTGTCAACACCCGAGCCAATGAGGCCGCCCGCACGGCCACCGTGCCCTACATGGTTGGTCTTCGCGAAGTTGTGGAGATCCAGACCCCGAATGGACTCCCTTGGCAATGGCGCCGCATATGCTTTACTTTCAAAGGGGCACTCCCTGGTGCAACCGCCACCTCCACTTTCCGGACCTACACCGAGACTAGTTCCGGTTACGGCCGAGTCGTAAATGTTGTCGCCGGTGATCGTAATTCCGG